GGGCGTGTGCTTGCGCTTTTGTTTTGTAAAACCGCGCCTTAATGGGAAAGAGCATTTAAAGTACGGACTAAATCATCCCCACTGACAATTTTTCCGGCACGAGACCTTAATCCTACAATGATCCCTTCGGGGTCGTGGTCGCAAGCTCCGATAGTCTGGCTAAACCGTCCACCATGCACGTTCTGCAAATGCGGACGTGGCAATCGGTGCGGCAAAATTCAAAGCCCGCCGCCCATGCCACGTCCGCATATTATGTGCAGTGGACGGTTTTCTACGCCCCTTGTTTTGCCAATCAAAACCAAGTTCAAGATCATCGCTCATAGCCGCGGGGCAGGGGACTCTGCCTTCGGCATTCACCGCTCGCGCCTGTCCAAGTGCGCTCCCTCATTCCCCTCTCACGGCGGCAGAAAAGAGATAACGACTTCGTTCCTTGTCGTTTTCGCAAGCGCGAGCAAGAACAAGGCAAATACACTCTTTCGCGCGGAGTACCGTGCACTCTTGTAAACCCAAGTTCAAAATACAAACCCCTAATTCTCTCCACACACTTAACCTATTGTGAATGTCGCTGGCATAACTGTGCATTGCGGAAATACACAAATGGGCACAACCGCAGAGACCCCGCATAATGCCTTGCTTTTTTACGGATTTGCAAGGGCATCTGGCTTGCGCCGCTCCGCTCATTGCCAACCCCGAAAGAGCATCGTGGCTTGCAAACCGTCGGCGGGTTACCGCCTAAAAAAGCAAGGCATGAATCAATGCGCTCTGCGGTCAGCTTGTGCCCCTTTGCTCCGCAAGCCAGTTATGCCAAAGCGTGCCATTCTCAAAATCAGGTTGTGTGTTTCATTCATCTTAGTTCGCCCTTTTTACGCAGTTATCCTCACCAAAGCGCAAGGGCAAAAGGTCAAGGTCAAAATCATGTCAGTTTATTTCGGCGGGTCTCGTTCTCAATCATTTAGCCCGTGTCAAATCGTGGGGCAGGTAGTGCCAGCCGTCCTAACCCGTGGTCAATCCGTGCATGTCGGCTGTCAGTTTGGCGCAGATCAAGCGGTTATCTATAACACGCCCGCTAAATCTTTGTCAGTGTTTGCTGTTGCGCCCTCTCTTGCCACATGCCCACCCCATGTCCAGGTTGCCGCGTCATCTGGCGCGCGGGTTGTGCTTGCCGCAGGCGGTATCACCGCTCCCATTTATGCCCGCTATCTCTTGCGCTCTATCGCCGCGTTTCAGGGTTGCGAGTGCGCCGTTTTCTTTTCTCCTGGCTCAGGCTCTTTAGCCGTTGCGCGTGAGTGCGTGCGCTCTGGTCTGCCAGTTTTCGCTTTTAGTTCCCTGCTCGCCCGCGTGCCTTCGGTCTCTGGTCAGTGGGTATCATCTTCGTTCGTGGGTTTCTCGTGCTGGCAGTGGTCAACGCCCACACAGCAAAAATTATTTTAGTCTTTTACTGCATGGCGTTCATGCAGTCCACATAAAGGAGTTTCTCAAATGCTTGCATACACCACCACTGCCACGTTAAAGACCAACCAACGCATAGTCTCAATCTATGCGCAGGTCGAAGGTCGACAGGTCAAAATTTTAGACCTACGCAATGTCTACGATACAGACTCGGAAAAACATTTCCTGATCGTGGACGTGCTTTTCAATGGCGCACCACTGCCCATCTCAGTTTTGTTCTCCAGGCTGGAGAATCCCTACGCAATGGTCGAGCAGGTGATCCAATGATTACCTTCCTGATTACCTTGCTCGCCCTGCTCGCGCTCTACGATCTGGTTACACTGTTCAACCAGGGGAGGAACTAATGAACACCAACCAGCCAGCCACCCGCACAACACGCCCGCTCATCGCCTACCCGATGCACTTTGAAAAGGTGTATTGCCATGATTGCATGCAAATCCACATAGCGGAAGTCACGCACACCGGGCGCGTGATCTGTCATGGCGAAGATTTTTATTTTCGCGCACAGCAGGAGCGCACACATTACAGCCACCGCCAGGGTAAAGGTTTTGAACTCGTCCCAATGAATGACCGCCAGCTTGATTGGTTGATGGCTCAGGACGCAGAAGAACCACAATATATAGACGTTGATCAAGATTGGTGAGCCATGAAATACACATACTTCACCCCAGGCACCAAAGAAGAAATGAAAACGCAATACCGCGCCCTGTGCTATCTCCACCACCCAGACCGAGGAGGCAATACCGCCATAATGCAGGACATCAACCGCGAATGGTCATACATCCAAGCCCACGAAGCCTACACCGAAGCCCGCACACGCCAGGACACAGCCCACACCGAAGGCAGGAAATCCGCAGGCGATTACCACGACCTGGACGAGGTAGAAGCCACGCTCCGCGAGAAGATAGAAGCCGCGCTTAATATGGGTTTGACTGTTGAACTCATGGGGCTGTGGGTTTGGGTAACAGGTGACACCAAGCCGCACAAAGAAGAACTTAAAGCCGCCGGTTTCAAGTGGGCACCCAAGAAAGAGACTCAACCCTGGTATTTTGCAGGCGTGCCAACCTTCAATCGTAAACCCCAAAGCCTGGATGCAATCCGCAACGCTTACGGAAGCATGCAGTTTAACAAGGAAGAACAAAAACAGGAACACCGCGCGGAGGCGCTCACATCATGATCAGTTATTTAATTGACCCTGTAAATCTCGAAGTCCGAATAGTCAATCTTCCGGAAGGCGAAGCTGAAATGCCGGAGATTTACAAACTCATTGAAGCCGACGTGTTCGAGTGTGTCACAATAAACAAAGCAGGTGACACAATCTACATAGACGAGGAAGGCATGCTCGGCGATCTAACTCAACAAGTCTTTTTTATGTATGCAGGTTTTCCACACCCACTCGCAGGAAAAGGATTGATCATAGGTCTTGATAAAGCCACAGGTGAGTCAAGAAGCGCAACAATCATACTTGAAGAAGTGGAAAGCAAAGTGTCTTATCTAACACCTGCCCAAGTTCAACGATGGGCTAGAGAAAACAAAGCCTAATAAATCACGCCCGCACCCGTTGAAACGGATGCGGGCAAGGAGTAAAATAAAATGACTACCCCAACCGCACAACCCGCGACACCCGCACAGCAAGCCGCAGCGGACTTCCGCGAGGAAATCCGCCAACAATTCACAAATACATTTTTACAATTCGTAAGCCTTCAACAAGAAATCGGAGGCTTACGAAATGACATCGACCAAATGCGCGAAGGTCTCAACCACGCTAGCCAGCCCGCGCCAGTAGTAAACGCCGAAACATTCACCGCAGTTAAAATCGAACGCGAAAAGCGCAAAGGCAAATACTATTACAAGATGATCGGCGGACAATTCTCAAAACATGGAATCACCATATGGGATGAAATCCTCGAAGCATTGGACCTTGACAAAGTAGCCTATGACGAGGACGACACACACAAACTCATCCCCCCGCTTGAAGTCCGCTTCTCATCCGAAGAATACACCGAAGAAACGACTGGAGAAATCAAACACCGCCGCAAGGTCACAGGCAAAGCATAGAACTCCCTTCGGGTTCTTGCCGGCACGCTCCGCGCGATTACGCTCGTCGTGATAAGCAACCCAACCCCGCAAGCCAACCGAAAGCCGCTTGCAGGAGAAAGAACAAGGAATAAGATCATGGAAACAATCGAAGAAGCCTTAATCAAACACATGCAATACATCAAGGCATTGACCAATGCGATCAAGGCAATCAAAAAAGAATGTCAAGATTGCGAAGATTGCAACGCCACAGGCAGCGAACCCAACACAGCCAACGCATGCCGAACATGCGGCGGATATGGCTACAACCCAAGAGGCGACATACGCGAAGCGATCACCCAGGCAACAACTCTTATACAAAGATAACAACCCGCCGCGCGCCCGACGGCTTATAATATCGGGCAACGGTCAATGATGCGGACGCTACGCGCCGCATATCTCATAGTTGGAAGGCTATCATGGCAAATGGTGCTTGCGAATGCGAATGGAAATTGGAAGATGACGAAGAGGGCGTGTGGTATTCCGCCTGTGGTGATGCGTGGATTTTTGAAGAAGGTACGCCAGCAGATAACATGATGAAGTATTGCCCGTTCTGTGGTTGCCTTCTAACAATGCGTGCACCAGATCCGCCTGAGGCGGAGGAAGTGGACGACGAATCTATTGAACCGGCGGGCTGGTAACGCTTGCCGTTGCCCTCGAAATACCCCACGAAAGTGGGGTATTTTTGTCCAAATTCCGCGCTTAATAGTGGTAAGGCGGACGGGATGCAATGTTCGCAGAGAGCAAACCCGCTCACTTGCATCCCGTCCGCCTACCCATCACCTCGGATCAAAACCTTAACCCTCTCTCTTTACAGTTTCCCGCTACCCGCCAGCTGACCAGCCCGCCTGCCACCGCCACCTAAAACCAGCGGGGATGCACCCCTGCACCCTGCAAGCCCGCCCACGGCGACGCGCAAGCGCGAAGTCTGCGCCGTGAAGGATGGGTTCACAAGCAAAACCAGAAGGCTTTGTTATCAAGAATAACAAGCCCACCAAGAAACAGAATTTCCATTTGTGGGTATTTCATCGTCCACCCCTAAACAAGCCCAAATTTACTGGCTATTGACAAATTTCCCAACTTGCCTATAATACCACCCATGAAACAAACCCTCACCACAATTCAAGCAGCGGTACTTCTCAAATGTTCGCCGCGCACAATTAGAAACATGATCAAACGCGGGAGTCTCCATGCAGAAAAACTTGATCCAACAACTAAAAGTATATATCGAATCCCTCGCGCAGAAATCGAAAGAATACTGCGAAGCCGAAAGCCAGCGCGACGAACTATCCCTCACTGAAATAATCATCTTGGCAATCTTTTTAACCATTTTAGGCACAACCATTCCATAATAAAAAACCCGCCCTCGATGGACAAACATCGAAGGCGGAAAATCAAGTCCTCCAGTTATAAGGTTCGTGGCACCTTAACAACCGAATAGACCCAGTGAGCGCGGAGGGGGTCGAACCCTCAACAAATAGCTTAAAAGGCTATTGCATACTAATCAGGGTCGTAATGCTTGTCGTAAGCGGACTGCAAATCGTCCATGGCAAATTGCCCATAATACTGAAAAGTAAGCTGGACGTTTTCATGCCCGCCGAGTTGCGCGGCTTGTGTCAGCGGCATATTATTTGACAGTATCCGCCGAAACCATCTATGCCGCCACTGATGCGGCGAACACTTCCCCTCTATCCCCAAACGTCTCTTATATCGGTCAATGACTTCACTCACAGAATTCACTTTGAGTCGTATGCCTTTATCAGAGACAAATACAAAATCAGACGATCCGGGACGAACAACCATCCATTCACGCATCGCCGCCAAAGTTAAATCATCCATCACAACAACCCTTTGCTTGTTGTTCTTCTCAAATACAGTCACCTGCCGGCACAACGGCTCAGGTAGATCAAGATGCAGATCGGAAAGCCGCAATACGCTGACCCCGCCGCGGCGAGCGGACGTGGACGCGAAGAATAACAGCATCGCATAATCGCGGACACTCCAACTTTTGGCTTCGTCCAAAATCAATAGCGCATGCTCATCAGAAATCCCGCGTTTGCCGCGCTTCGGCAGGCGCGGCAAATTCAAATCCTGCACCAGATCAATTTCCACCAGTCCACGCTTCAACAACCAGCGGAACAGCCGCCGCACCACGCGAATATATCCATGTAATGTGTCAGGGGAAATACCACTACCCTCCAAACGCTCACGCCATAAAAACAAATCCACTTCGAGCACGTCCGCAAGTGGACGTGTCTCTCCCAACTCTCGCGCCAGAAGAACTAACACTGCATGATACCAATGCTTGGTTGAGGGAGCTTTACCAGACAAGGCGAGACGCTGGAATGACTCGATAGCATTCCAGACCGTGACGGTCTCAACCGCCACTATCAGTCCAACATCCCTATTCAATTTTCACCTCCATGAATGAAACAGAGCTTGATTATCCCTCAGCTTTGTTCACGTCCCGCGCCGTGAACGCGGGACACAACTCAATTACCACCGCTCGAATGTAGGAGTTTCTCAGGTTCACACATTCGAGCGGAAGTCAATCCATATTATACAACAAAAGGAGTTTCTTATGAACAAAATTAAATCACGAGTTTGGCTTACAGGCAGGGAATCTAAAACAGCCGCTTTTCTTTCCGGCACAGATACCGGCATCGAATGGAATATCCAAGTAAAAACCAACGGAGACAAACATTACTCATTGGTGAAAGTCGGCGGCATCGTCAAAGTCACTGACTATTCCGACACCTTCGACAAAGCCAAAGACGCAGCTTGTATGCTGATGGCGGATACATTGGCTGAGTTATTGGACGTGCAAAAGGAGATTGGATAATGGGACAAACAGATCTTAATATTTTTTTGCAATCCCTTCGCGGAGTTCAACCTATGATCGTACTGGCATATTTATTGGTTCGCAACGCGATGACAATTGACCAACTGATTACCTGCACAGGCTTAAGTGACGATTCGATTCGCGCAGCTATAAAAAGCATGGCAGCAAAAAACCTTTTATTCAAACAGATTGGCGAACATGGACGCGTAACCTGGGTACCGGTTGGCGGCACCTTCTTTGGAAATATTATCCAGAGTCCGCTAAAAGCGGATTCTGGCAATAATGTTATTGATGTTGTTGTTGAATCAGAAGAGAGAAACAAATTACTCTCAACAACAACAACAAACAAGGTCCAGAGTCCGCTAAAAGCGGACTCTGGATTAGATACTGATGTACTTTTGATGGCGGCACTCAAAAATGCCGGTATAAAAGGCAAGAAAGCCCATTCATTATTAACATTGCCGTGGCTGACGCTTGAATATATCCAAGCACATCACGCCCAGGTGCAAACTGAAACTTGGGACAATCCTGCCGGCATGATGATTTATCGCATAGAGGGCGAAGAGCCAGCGGTAGAGGTTGAACCGAAACGCGAGAAATTTCATGAACGGATTGTTGATCGCGGGAAACGCGGCGTTGAAAGAATGTCCTTTACCTGGGACATAGACCAGGAGATCGCGGATTTTATCGGGCATGAAAAGGGGTGCAGGTGTTCTCAGTGCCGCTTCATGTTAACTGTGGGCATGGATAAAAGCGCGGTGTGTCCTGTTTGCAAATATCACGCATGCGTGTGCGAAGAAAGCGAGGATCAAGAATGAAAGACAAACCCCAATTCAAAATCAGACTTTCACACATCATCGCGATCTTGATCAGCGGGATCGTAGAAATCACGATCTGCCTGCTTCTCACCTCCTGCCTGCAGTCCGTAAACGCTATCATATAAACGCAGATTTTCTTTGCAAGGAGAAACCATGAATTACAAACAAGCCTACGCCGTCACAGAGTGGCTGCTTGACCAAATCCGCCCTGCCTGCGAGATCGCGGAAATCTGCGGCTCACTGCGCCGCAGGAAGGCAGATGTCCACGATGCGGAAATCGTCTGCAAACCTAACACCGCCACATCGCGCCCGGAATGGGGGCAGAAGGTATATAAATCAAGATTGGATCAAATCCTGGACAACTTGATTTTCGATGGCGCACTATTCAAGACCAAAGGCGCTGACAAGATGCGGCAATATCGCATCGGTCGCCTTTGGGAAGCATTCGGCTTCGAACCGCCGCTCAACCCGTTCCTATTCGAATTGTGGATCTGTTCGCCGCCGGCAAGCTGGGGCATTCTTTACATGATCAGAACCGGACCCGCCGCATTCTCAAAGTTCATGGTCACTCAAGCATCAAAAGGAGGCGCATTGCCAGATGAATATCACGTTGACAAAGGCGCAGTCTGGAAAGGGGATCAAAGAATTGAGATCCCCGATGAACAGGCGTATTTTGACCTGTGCGGCATGCGCTGGCGGGAACCTGAAAAACGAGAACCAATATGGGTGCCGTCATGAAAATAAAACCTAAACCCAGATTTCACCCGAACGCGCCCAAGAAACTCAAACAACTCTGGAAGGTTTTTCGTGCTTACAACCCCATTGCAAAATATCTCGATGTCAACGTGGCATATGTTTACAATGCCCTGGTAAAGGGATATCAGCCGATCAATCAGGATGTCCGTATAAAATTCGGATTGCCACGCAAACCAAGAAAGCCGCGCACGATTCGCGTTCCAGATAAGCCGCCTTTGCCAACCCATCTTCGCTGGTGGCGGCAGAAGTTAACAAAAGACCAACGCGATCTAATCATTCAGTCAGAGTATAGAAGCAGATGAGAGAAAGGAAAAATATGAGCACAAGAGGAAGTATTTATTACAAAAAGCCTGTGTACATCTATCACGAGATGTCTGACGATTGGGTTTATCTAGCTCTTGATAGCACACCGTCAATATTAATACCACTTTGCCGTGTTGAGTTCTATCGTAAAATCAAGCAAGCTGCCAAGCGCTTTGTTGCGTGGTGGTCTAACGTCCACTAATAGAAGCCTACATGGAAATATCTATTTGGTATTGCCCACAATGCGATTGCAAGACCGATAACTGGAGAACCTGCCCCCGTTGTCACTATCCTGCTGTTTATCAGAAGTTTGTCATGTTGCCAGTTCCGCATGCTGGTAAATTGCCGACATGTTACAGATCCGCCGACACCAGGCGCGAGCCACGGGTTCTCGCCAAAGTTCAAAATCAAGCAAACAATAAACACCAAGGCGAAGAATAATGCTCATTATCACGCTGGAAGGCGAATTCACCACTTTGAATGAATACATCCTGGCGGAGCGCGGTCATTATCGCAAAGCTGCCGAGATAAAAAAATCCGAGACCTTGCGCGTGCGTTATGAAACCATCGGAATTCTTCCGATATCTCCAAAATATTATCCAATGGTTGTCTCCTTCTTTTGGTTCAGAAGAAATACAAAGACGGATCCTGACAATGTCGCGTTCTCAAAGAAGTTCATTCTGGACGGATTGCAAAAAAGCGGAGTTATCCGCAATGACGCTTTCAACGATATTCGCTGTCTCGTGGATCATTTTCGAATAGATGTCCTGCGTCCTCGTGTCGAAATTCGTTTCGAAAGGTACAACGTACATTAATACCATCCGGTAATACAGTGATCCACACATAAAGAACCCTGCATTTTGCAGGGTTCTTTATTTTATCCATAGAACTGCTTCGCTTATTATTCCTTGCAAATAACAAAAAACTACTGTATAAGCCCAAAGCCACGACCCGCGCCCTTGCGTGTCGTGGCTTTTCGTTAAGGGCGCGGGTCCCGCTAAACCATCTTCAAGGAAATCTTATGGACGACCTGGAAAATCTAAGACATAAACTCGAAATCACCACATCTGAACGGGATGAATATCACTCCGCGTTGATTGACCAAAGACTTGCAAACATCGAGTTAGCCGTAAAAGACCACGAGCTCCGCATCCGCCCTCTCGAGGACGGGCAGATCAAATCAAATACGATCTACGCATTATTTGCAGGCAATGGTCTGCTCTCCGTAATCGCATTGTTCAAACTGTTTTCGTGATAAAGAAACCACGCAAGCCGAAAGCAAAGACAGGTCGCAAACCAGGAGCGCAGCCAAAAAACAAAAACGCACTCAGGCACGGTTTTTACTCGAAGGATTTTTCTGCGGATGAAAAGAAGAGACTGGATGCTCAGGACAATGTAGATGTCCTGGCGGAGGTCAACCTGATCCGCGTGATGCTCGATAAACTCAAAAATCAAATTTCCTTCGATGAAATCACGCGGCAGGATGCCAATCATTCGGATTTTCGAGACGGTCATTACCTAAACCAATTGAATACACTTTCAGCAATGACTCAAAGCCTTTCAACCCTTATACGCACGCACTTCCTCACCCACGGCAAAAGCGGAGATATACAAGACTCAATCCTCCGCGCGCTCGAGGAATTACGTTTGGAAATGGGCATATGAGCACCATGATCCAAACCATAAAGACCATCGGGCGCACCTTCGATAACTACACCTCGCGCGCAGGCGGGATCAAGATGCGCCCCTATCAACTCGAACCCGCGAAAGCGATCTTGAAATCAATTAAAGAGAAACGCGGAGATACGATAGTCCTTATCATTTCACGACAGGCTGGCAAGGACGAACTGCTTGCAAATCTTTTGTCTTATCTCGTAACTTTATTCGCTCATCGTGAAGTCGGGATCGTGGTCGCGAACCCTACCTATAAACCGCAGACGATCAATGCCATCATGCGACTTGAGAACAGACTAAACGCCAACCTACTCACTAAATCCGTGTGGAAGAAGCGCTCGGACTATATGCGTATGATCGGCATGGCGACCGTCTCATTCCTCTCCGGAGATCAATCCTCAAATGTGGTGGGCGCAGTCGCTTCACTTCTGCTTGTGATCAACGAGGCGCAAGATATTTCGCCCGCCAAATATGACAAAGACTTTGCGCCCATGGTCGCAAGCACAAACGCAACCCGCCTTATCGTTGGCACCACCTGGACAAGCAGGACATTGCTTGCGCGCGAAGAAGATGCGGCAAGAGAAGCAGAAAAGAAAGACGGCATAAAACGCGTGTTCTCCTATGACTCGAACATTGTCCGAAAAATAGTTCCACAATATGGTCAATTCATAGACAGCGAAATCGCCAAACTCGGACGCGAACATCCGCTTGTCAAGACACAATACTTCTGCGAGCGCATTGACTCCGAAGCCGGCATGTTCAACGCCGGACGCCGCGCTCTCATGCAAGGCGATCAGCCTGCGCATGAAACACCACTGGAAGGATTTATCTACGCCTTCATCGTAGACGTGGCAGGACAGGATGAAGCCAGCATGAACCTTGACGAAGTCGGCGCGCGCAATCCCGGACGCGATCAATTGACACTCGATATCGTCACGATTGATCTGTCCCAATTGGATACCCTGCAAGCGCCCATCTTCCGCGTTGTAAAACGCCTGGCATGGACAGGCGAAAATCATATCTCCATCTTCGGCAAGATCAACGCCTTTTGGTCGCAGTGGAATCCACAATACATGGTGATTGATGCAACAGGAGTAGGGGAGGGGCTTTGGGCGATGTTTGACAAAGGTCACCCAACCCGCGTGATACCTGTCAAGTTCAGCCAACAGGTGAAATCAGAAGTCGGATACGGCTATCTTGCCATCATCGGGACAGGTCGTTTCCGTGATTGTTGTCCCTCACCCGAAGTGGACAAACAATACGCAGCTTGCACTTCTGAAATCCTGATCGGACCAGCCAAGACAATGCGCTGGAGCGTTCCAGACGGCACACGCGACGAGAACGGCTTATTGATCCATGATGATTTTGTCGTGACCGATGCGATGACAGCCATACTCGACAAGTTGGAGTGGATGGTTACATCCGAAACACTGATTGTCGAATATCCAGATGTACTTGATGAAATGTCGAGGATCCATTGAAAAGACGACTTATTAACTTTCGCGGAACCAGAGACTTCGCTTACGTCCGCATAGGGGGGCGGATACCTAGCAGCGATATACCCAAGAAGCCTTCAACAACCTGGGCATCCTGCTATAAGTCAGATGAAATCATTGAGGGTGAACAAATTGTTTTTCCCAAATACGTAGAGCACATAGATCCCATAACAGGACTACCGTATCCACTTAAAAAACCAGTCTTTGTGGATTACACCATACCCTGTTCAGAAATACAGAAAAAGTATGAAGAAATGTCCTTTGAGAGATTCCAACAATGGTATGCGGCATATCTGGCAGGACGCATACCTTCTCCAATTAATCTTCCACAAATAGAGAAATTATGACAACCAAGAAACCCACAATAAAACAGCTTCAAGGCGAAGTTACAGCGCTCAATGACGCGCTCGAGATGGCGCTTTCTGCCAGTCCCATCACCGATAACAACTTCTTCCCGCAGGGAATGAGCGGAGCATACACAGATCGCAACACATGGGATAGGAAGAAAGTATTCTCCGAATCGCTTCGCGCCTGGCGCGTCAATCCCATCGCGCGGCGCATCGTCAGACTCACACGCTCCTTCATCCTCGGCAAAGGTCTCGCGATAAATTGTGATGACCCGGATACACAAAAGTTTTTACTCGAATGGTGGAATGAACCGCTCAACAAGTTCAAGAAAAATATCAAACGTTGGGTGGACGAGAATATCCGCGTTGGCAATCTTTTCTTTCTGTATACCGTGCAAGCCAATGGCATGACCAACATCCGCGCCGTGCCGGCAGAACAGATCGAAGAAATTATCAGCAAGGACAACGACATCGAGCAGGAAATCCGCTACACCAAAGACTCCATCGGTGATGACTCTTACGAAGCCTACGATCCACTTAAAGAGCAGGTAACCTTCATGCTCCACTTTGCCAGCGACCAACCCGTAGGATCGGCATGGGGTGAGGGGAGTCTCGCACCCGTGCTTGTTTGGATTGGACGATTTGCTACGTGGCTTGAAGACCGCGTTCGTCTCAACCATTTTCGCGCAGTCTTTATGTACGTAGTGCGTGGACAGTTCACGAGCGACGCCGCCAAGAAAACCAGACAAAAGGAATTGAATGCAAATCCACCCCAGCCAGGCTCGATCCTTGTAACAGACCCTTCCGAAGATTGGGGCATCCTCTCAGCAAATTTAGACGCCTTTGATGCGTCCATGGACGGCATGAACATTAAGAAGATGATAGCAGCAGGCGTTGGCTTCCCGCTTCATTATCTCGCGGAGCCAGAAGGCAGTACACAAACAACCGCTGAAGCCGCCGGCACGCCGACTTTCCGCACCCTAGAAGAAACACAGGACGAGTTATTCGACATGCTGATCGAGATGGCGCGTGTCGCACTCGAAGTCCGCTCACGCTTCGATAAGACTGTAAACAAAAACGCTGAAATCTGGATCGAGGGGAATGACATCACCGAACGGGACAACGCCACTCTCGCGCTTGCGCTCGGGCGCGCGTATCCAAATCTTGCAGATCTATTCGATCGCGACGGCATAGACGCGAAAGAGTTCATGCGCCTGGTCTACAAAACATTCGCAGAAGTGTGGACGGGAAAGACAGTCCCCAATATCAAGAAGAAACCGCTTATCAAGCCGGCGATCCCCGAATCGGCGCCAATCGCCGACCCTGCCACGGATCCAACCGATAGGAAAGAACCTAAAGAGGAGAATAATCAATGAAAAAGAAAACTCTACCGCCTTTTTATTCACTGGCTGTTAAAGTAAACATAAGTCTGCCGGTCCGCGCAGAAATCCTCCCAAAGATCGAAAGCGGAGAACTTGAACATATTGATTTTCCCGCAACAGTTTTTCAAAATGGTCCCCTTCGTGCGCCATTTGAATTCCGGGAACAGGACTTGCCTGCATTCGCAAAATCATTTGAAGGACTTCCTTTCATTCGTAATCACGATGTTTTAGACATAGAAGCCCGTGATGGAACAATTCTATCGTCAGAAATGATCGGCAATACAATGCACCAAACTATCAGACTTACAACAAGACGCGGCATGACAGCGTTTGTTGAAGGTCAAATAGATCGCTTCTCGATTGCATGGCATTATCCACCCATAGTCCTTTGCTCGATCTGTCAAAAGGAATGGCTTGGGTGTGGGCATATGCCAGGCAGAAAATACCAAAATAAACCATGCCTTCTAATCTGCGTTGAGCCAAACGGAAAAGAATGTTCTGCGGTCAACGATCCAGCTTCGGATGGAACAGGGCTTTTATCCTCATTCGAGGAATACAAACTTGAAGTACTCGGCACATCCGCCGTTACCCACGCGCCACGAGCGTCACAATTATCGAAGACCAAAGGAGGTCTCACAATGAAAAAGAAAGTGAAAGTCAACACCCAAGTTGAGAACGCCGACGGCGTGCTGGAAACAGTTGAAGTCGAAGGCGTCCTCGTTGAGCCAAATCTGCAAGAACAGCAGATCGAAGCCAACCAGTTAGCCGCCGCGCAGTTGCTGGGCGAGACACAGCGACAGCAGGCAATGGACGCACAATTGCAAACGAGCAAACAAACGCTCGTTGCCATGTGCGAACACCTGCTTACCGTGGGATTATCCACATCCCGCCTGCCTGATGTCATGCAAGCCGAGATCAGAGATCAATTCAAAGAACGCACGTTCGAAGCGTCCGAGTTATCCACAGCGATCAGTAAGAAGCGCGACGTACTGACTGCCCTCACCAGCGCGGATAACGTGCAGGGTCCCGGACGCATCACCGGCATGTACAGCGCGAAGGATGATTTTGCCCTCGCAGTCGCGGACCTGTTCGAGGTTCCACGCGAAGAAGGACAAGAGAAACGCAAAGTCCACAAGCTGGACGGGCTCCTGCAAGCCTACAAGATGGCAACGGGCGACGCATATTTTACAGGCGGATACTTTCCTGAATTTGCTCTCGTATCCGCCAACTTCCCAGGCATCGTGGCGAACGTACAAAACAAAATTCTCACAGCCGCATGGGAAGACCTCGATGAGTCTTACGGCTGGTGGAAAAAAGTCGTTACAGTCGAGCATTTCACCAATCTCAAGACCGCTACATGGGTACGCACCGGAACCATCGGCAGCCTTCCATCAGTTGCAGAGCGTGGAGAATACACCGAGTTGCCAATAGGCGACATCAAGGAAACTTCCGAGTGGGGCAAGTATGGCGGATACATCCCCTTGACCATCGAGTCAGTGATCAATGATGATCTTCGCGCCTTCAAACGAATGCCGAGAGAACTCGCCCTTGCGGGTATGCGCCTGATCTCCGAACAGGTCGCGGCGATCTTCACGCAAGCTAGCGGCGCAGGTCCAACCATGACGGATGGCGGAGCATTGTTCAATGCCACAGCGCAAACCACAGCCGGCGGACACGCCAATCTTTTGACAACCGCGCTTGGCACAACTTATGTTGCATGGGCGGCGGTTGCCCTTGCCATGTACAAAAAGAAACTCATGATCAAGAATGCGGCAGGCTATTACGGACTCGGCAAGCCGCAGGCTTTGAAGCCGTCAATTTGTCTCGTGCCGCCAGACTTGATCGACGCCGCCGAAGCCCTGTTCATCCCGCGCTGGGAAGCTGTTGCGCAGAACGTACCTGCAACTCAATCTGTGCGCTGGGGCGGACGTGTTGAACCTCTCGCGTGTCCTGAATTCACAGACACCACCGATTGGGCGGCATTGATCTCACCCAAACTTCGCCCAGGCATCATGCTTGGCGAAATCTTCGGATTGAAACCACAACTCTTCTCAGCTTCTTCTGAGATCGACCCCGCCATGTTCGCAAATGACGAGAGCCGCATCAAAGCCCGCCAGTTTGTGACCGTCGGCGTGGCTGATGATCTGCCCCTGCACAAATCCAACGTGGCAGGCGCATAATCTATAAACAATTTCATTCACCTTTGGGGTGAGCACAATTCACCCCAAAGGATTTAGACCGCCGAGTCTCAACAGACAGGCAAGGAGTAATACCATGGGTTACGTACACGATCCAAATATGAGTCAATACATTCCCCCCACCGCCATGTTGCCGCTTACGGGCACATGGACGGAAGCCGCAGGCGCAGTTGCAGGCACGATCTGCAAACACAAAGCCGCAGCCGCCGAAACATCCATTGTTTACATTCCAATCCCTTTGCCCAGTCATAGCGGAGTGGATGCCGGAGGCGTGGCAGTCAAGGGCAGTCTGATCGAATCAATCGAATTCGATTATGAAGTCTTGATCGCAGCTTGCACTTCCGTCACAGCCGCCCTTACCAAGATCAAGCGCGGCGCGGATGGCTCGGTTGCGGTTGTCTCAACCATCACCGCCACCCAGGACCTCGCCGCCGCGACCGATGCGGCTGATGTGGATCAACATAAATTGACCCTCACCGTCACGACTCCGTTCTACATCGAAAACGATGAGGAATTGGTTGCAACCCTCACTTGTGTTGCCGCCGCTACCACAACGCTCGACATCCTGGGCGCGGTTGCCAATTACACCGCGAGGTTATAAGCCATGGCTGCCACACTCGCACAAGCAAAACGCTATGCCGCGCTCAAAAAGACAACTATCTTTGAAACAGCAGGCGGACACGCGCTCAATGAAGACGGTTCAATCACCTTCGTTCTGATGTCGGGTCCCAAACTAACGATGACCCAGGTCGAACTTGAACAGGCGATCAATGAAATGGAGAACACTCTTGAAGTCAAGAGAAAAATTCTCGAGATCCAATCAGAACCGGTTAAAGCCAAGCCGGCAAAAGCCACCTATCAAAAGGAGAAATAAATCATGGAACTACCAACCGTAGGAACAGTAGGTTTTATCATTGCCCTGACTGCCTTCTTCACCACGCAGTTTAATCTCAAAGGCAATCTCGCACTCGCCGCCGCTTTCGTAGTAGCGCTGGTGTTCAGTCTATCGCCGCTTGTCAGCGCGGCTTTCCCAGCCGTTGCGCCTTTCGTTGAAGTTGTCCTCAATACGCTGTTACTCACCATCACAGCCGCCGGCGGATATAACATCGTCATGAAGGTCGCAACCAGAGTCGGTTCGATCGGCTAATCTCCTCCTCCAGGAGCGGACGGCAAATCACGGTCTGCTGTCCGCTCCACACTGCCTTATTATCGAAAATAATAGCCCCTTCCCTACCCTTATTTTGCTTTTCCTCATCATTCATCCTTTATCCTTCATCCTTTCCACCACGAGGCTCTAAATGACTAAATCCCTCACCACCCTAATTTCCAATGTCCAAGCCCTCCTACTCGATGACGGCACGCGCTTCTCCACAGCTACGGTTACCGCCGCCGTCAGATCGGCTCTTAAAGAGTTCAATCAACGCGCTCCAGAGTACAACGGTGAATTAATGGACGTCGTGTCCGAGCAACTCGAATACAATCTAAATGCCACAGCTTATGCCAATATCCTTGACGTGATCTCCATCCTAAAACAAGGCACGGACACCTACCTCGACAACAACATTGAATTACCCTTTGATTATTATTGGGAAAATGGCGGACCTATGTTTCGCTTACATACAGCTCAATCATCGGGTTATCTCATGGTTCGCTTTACTACTCCCTACATCGTCAACGGTCTTGACTCTGAAGTCGAGTCGACATTGCCGGCATACTGGGACGACGTCTTGATTGATGGCGCGTGTTTCTGGTCGGCGCAGATCCGCTCCGCAGGTCGCATTGAGACGATCAACCTAAACCGATCGGTCGCTGAAAATTGGCTGGACGTGCGCCGTTACTTCCGCCAGGCATTCGATCACGGTCTCGATCTTGCCGCGCGCCGCAAGCCGCCAGTCAGTGAACAGAGCACGGCGGCATGGAATGACGATTATCACAACTGGAATTCATAACAAGAGTTCTTAAATGCGTACACTTGATCCGATATTAGACGCCGCACTAACAAGCGGTAACTACACGCCATTCTTTCGATGGGAACATCGAATAAATAAAGGCGAGTTACCCTATATCTCCAGCGACAACATCCTTAATTTCAAATTGACTGGCACTGAATTTAACATAACACTTTACGATCAAGTAGACCCTTCTTCAGCAGCGACACCTGAAAATGAATTCGGCAGATTGATCCGGGGAATCACCGTCTCGGGAATAGAGTATTCAGTCGAAACCTCAGACTTCTATATAACAGAATGGAAAAAAGACGAGAATTTCGAGTTTATCAAAGCACAGCTTTTTCCCAATAAATCAGTTTCGTTTCAAGCAGACGGAACATACGAATCAGTATTAACAACATATTGCGCATTGTTTGGATTAACCCCATCTTTCAAGCATCCAACAGATACTTGGTTGGGCTACCAATTCCTTCCTACCGGTAAATATCTATCCCTCAACAACGCAAGCGCTCTCCTACCTCTACTTCGCCAAAAGTATTTAATAATAACCACAGACAATGGCAATAATGAAGTTCAATTCTCACATGCTTTCAGTGGCATTTCAAGTCCAGAATATACAATCGAAGATGTCCGCTTCAAAATAAACTTATTCAACAAACGCCGCCGCTATGTGTCACGAAGCGAATCTGCAACACTTACATATAGTGGCGCAACAGATGATCCCCTTCACAACCTGGGTTATCTTCATTCCACAGCCAGCCATCCCGCAATATCAACCATAAGCGGCGATCAACAATCTCCAATCTTCCCAGTCCACTTAAAGTACCAGGACGGAGATTATGTCGAAATAAAAACAGACTTAATGGAAGTTCTATTGCTTGAAGATGGTACTTTTTTTTTCCTTGAAGACGGGGAATCTATGTTAATCACAGGCTCACTTGGAAAAGTATTTAAAATCGCCGCCACTGAAGAATTCAATTCCGAGAAATTCAAAGAAATCTCATGGAGAAGCACACTTGAAAGCGCAGAAGTATTCACCAACACCGCAGGCGGAGCAATGCCGTCAACCATCGAACGTATTGCCGCCTACACACCACTGGTCACGGTCAACTTCGATAAAAATCTTGATATAACTACCAACAACTTACAAGCTCTCGCAGAAGCAGTCGACGAAATGACAGCATTGAAGATAATGACATCCGCGCCTACCGTTGCAATCACAGGTAAAACATTCGCACTAAACACAACCACGGGAAAGTTTTACGTGTGGTCGGGCACAGCCTGGACACTAATAAATTGAGGTAATCATGCCAAATAGAACATTAACGAATTCCACAGAAATGTCTGTTGCGCCCGCAACTGATGACTTATTTCTACTCGTCGATATTTCCGACACCACAGACGCTCCCACAGGCACAACAAAAAAACTTACCTGGGCTAATATCAAATCTTTCCTAAAAACATACATGGACACGTTATACATGGCTCTTGTCGCCCCTTCCACATCTGGCAACGTACTTACATCGAATGGAACAAATTGGACAAGTGCAACACCTGCGGCTGGGGTTACAAAGGCTTCTGCGGCTGAGATTGCCGCAGGAACGGACGACGCTAAGTTTGCAACTGCACTGGCAATCAAAAATTCCAATAATGTACCCAACGTCGTACCCTCCACTTCTGGCAACGTGCTTACATCGGACGGTACGAATTGGGTTGCCAACCCACCTGCCAACCGCAACGCCATCATCAACGGGGCTATGGATATATGGCAGAGAGGGACGGCGACGCTGACTAATCCAGCGAGTGCAACGTATTTTCCAGATAGGTTCAAAATACAACACGTCTTAGGGGATGGAACATTCAACTTATTGCAAAGTACAGAAACGCCTGCGGCGACTTTCCCATTTCAGTTTTCATTATCACTTTGATTATCATTATTCTCGGAGCTTTCTTATATTATCTGATCTGGATCAGGAAAAAAATAAAGCACGGGAAGATGAACTAAGGCAAAAAGCCCAAGAGCTTACGCAACAAGAATCTTTGCTTAATAAAAAAGTTCATCAAATGGAAAGTTTGGAAACGGCGTTACGGGAAGCAAAAAAGGAGTTTTCACATGT